TGCACGTCCTCGTAGTCGAGCGTCATCGAGCCGCCGTCGGTCCCGGTGAGCACGGTCCCCTTCTGGTAAAAGGAGTCGTTGAGGCCGATCGCCTTGTCGCCGAACGCCTTCGCGGCCGCCTCGCAGAACTCGCACGGGTCCGGCGCGAGCAGCCATGTCTTCCCTTCGACGATCCCGGTCGCGCTCCATGCCTCGACCTCGGCCGATCGCATGGCGCGCATCGCCTCGGTTCGCGCGACAGTGACGGCTCTGGTCTCGCTCAGGCGCTCGCCGTCCTCGTTCTTCGCGGCCCAGTCCTGGACGCGGGTCGCCAGTTCGTCGACGGTCTCGCCCTTCTGGATGCCGTCGCCGAGCAGCTCGCCGACGCGGACGGAGGTGTACTCGTTGACCTTGGTCGCGGCCTGCTGGGCAAGGCGCACCGACTCCGTCTCGACGTACTTCTCCAGCTCGGGCCGAGCAGGAGAGAAGGAGACGAGGTCTTCGATGTTGGGCGGCGGGTCGGGCATCCCGGCGGCCGCCTGCTTGACCGCTCCGAGGCCGACCTCGACGCCCGTCTTGAGCGACTCCTTCAGCATCGGCGCGAGCGCCTCGGTGATCTCGGTGTTCCAAGACCTAGAGCGGATGAGCGTCTGGATGCGGCGAACGACGACCGGAGTGACCGCGCCAGCCTTCCGCATCTCGGCGATGACCGCGACGATCTGCGCGTCGAGCACGCCGCCGACGGCGCGCTTGATTGCTGCCTCGACGGCGTTCACCTTCTCAAGTTCCTTCTCGGCGTCCTTCTCGCTCGCCTTGGTCCGGATTCCGCCGAGTGGCGCGGTATGGTGCTCCCAGAGCGCCTTCTGCGAGACGGTGCGCTTCTCGCCGCAACCGCAGCCGCAGGACTTCTTGCCGCGCGCCCGGTCGAACTCCTCGACCTTGCGCTTGGACCACGACCAGCCCTCGTCGCCGCCCCAGCCGTTCCACGCCTGCCAGCCCTTCCCCTGCTCGTCCCACGACTCGCCCTGCTTGTCGGACTGATGCCGCTCGAAGTACGCGACCATGCGGCGGATGGTGTCCTCCGAGAGCGCGGTGCGGTTCGCGAGGTCTCGCGCGCGAGCGATGCCGACGGCGGTCATGCCGCGCTGCGACTCCGGCTTCTCGGCCCGGACGTCGAGCGCGCGGCGCGCGTTCTCCGCGACGGACGCGGGCGGCACGGTGTCGATCTCGCCGACCTCGGCCTTGAGCGCCTTGCGCGTGGTAACGCGCCGCGTGAACTCGGCCTTCGCGTCATCCTCGGACTTGCCCTCGGCGCACATCGAGTAGGCGATCGCGATCGCCTGGTCGCGGTCATAGCCCTCGTCGATCAGCTTCGGGATCTTGTCGCCGATGCAGTCGGAGGAGATGGCCTTGGCTTCGAGCGACGGCTCGTCGTCCTCGGCGTCGTCGAGCGGTCCGGCAAGCCCGTCGACGGTCGCCGGCGGTTCAGCCACCGGAGCGGCTGCTCCGAACGGAACCGGCTGCGGGACGCCGCCGAGCGGCTGACCGTTGAAGTGCAGCATGTCCGCGTGGACGTCCTCGATGCGGTCGAGACCGATCTCCTCGCGGATCTCGTTCACCGTGCGCCAGCCGGCCGAGAGCGAGGTCTGGCGCTCGGTGAGCTCGAACTGCTTGTCGCTCGGGACCGGGTTGTCGTACGCGAGGAACGCGTCGCCCTCGATGCCGAAGAGCGGCATGAGCGTCTGGTTCAGCGTCTCCTCGTCGAACCGCAGGAGCGGCAGCACCGTCGTCTCGCGCCACTGCGCGAAGCCGGTCGTCGCGCTCGCGAGGTTCGGGTCGTTCGCCTTCAGCATCGACACCGGGACGCCGAACACCGCGGCGATCTCCTCGACGATGTCCTCGCGGCCGCCGAGATCCTTCGGCGGGAACGCGAGAGGCTTCACGTCGATCTGCGCGCTGCTCGTCAGGAAGTGGCCCGTCCGGCGGGTGCCGCGGAGCTTCTCCTGAATCTGAGCCTCGAACCGCTCGAGCTCCTCCTCGCTCGACACGCCCTGCACCGTGAGCAGATAGTCGGGACGCGCCTTGTTCTCGAAGAAGGAGAGGTCCATCTCCTTCATGGCGACATTCGCCATCGCCGCGCCCCACGCGGCCTCGAGCTTGCCGAGCCCGTAGTAGATGTCGCCCGGGTTCGGACGCTTGAAGTGGATCACCTCGTCGGGAGCGAACGCCTTGCGCTGCTCGCGGCTTGCGCCGTAGACGTAGCCGTCGATGAACTCCGTCTTGCCCGGGACGATCTCCGTCCACTGCGGCGGCATCGGCCAGAGCTCGACCGGGACTCCGAGCGCGCGGTCGATCACCGGATGGAAGAACGCGTTGCCCGTCAGCTCGCCCCAGAGGACGCGTAGCACGGTCGCGTCGAATCCGTTCATGTACGGGTTGACCTTGTTCAGAAGGTCGAGCACCGGGTGCGATTCGGTCACGACCTCATAGTCGTCGCCGAACTCGGCCGCCTTGCGGAGAACTCGCGCGCTCGGAGCCTGCCGCGCGTCGCCGGCGAGGTACGCCTTCTGCCGGCGCGAGACCGCGCGAGAGCGGAAAAGCTTCTCTCCCGCTCCGTCCGTGCGGACGTAAAGCCGCAGCGGCACCGACGCGACCGCGACGGCGTTCAGGCTTGCCGCCGCGTAGATCCACGAACGGTAGAGCTGCACCGCGTTCCGGTAGTTGAAGTCGGGACGCTTCGCGCCGTCCTGACCTCGCACAACCGACATGGACGTCGTGAGCCACTTCTGGTCGTTGTTGACGGCCTTCTGCTCGAGGCCGCCGCCGCTTCGGAATGCCGCCGTCAATCGCTGAATAAGATTCATTAGATGACCTTGAGGACGAGAGGCTTCCGACTGCGCCGAGCGAGAACGGCCAGCGCAAGCGCGCAGACGCCGTCATCGTGTCCGACCGTCGCCTCGTAGCGAACAGTCCTTCCGGAGTATCGGAAGCCGAACGCCTCCAGTTCGCTCCGCAGCCATCCGTCGGGGAAGCGGATGTCGCCCGTCTGCACCGCGATCTGAAGCCCTTCCATGAGCTGCTGCTTCGTCTGCGATGTGAACTTGAAGCCCTCGACGTGTCGGCAGACGCGCGCGAGATCCTCGACGATGGGGTCGCCGACTCCGGTCGAGTCGATCTGCGCCGGCACGTTCCCGATCATGCGCGCGAGCCTCTCGCGCGTGACCGTCCAAGGTGCCTGCCATCGCTCGAGACGGCAGACCGAGCCGGCCTTGTCGAGACCGACGGCGACCGTGTAGTCGCTCGACTTCGCGAGGTCGACGCCCCAGACCTCTGGAACTGCGACCGACATCGGCCCGACGCACTGGCGGATCGCGTCGAGGCCGAACGGGTTCCCGCCGTCCTCGGCCGGGACGCCCTCGAACTCCTGCCGGAACACCTCGGCCGGCATCGACCGACGCGCCGCCTCGATCTCGTCCGTGTCGAGGTGCGGATTCGCGATCGACCCGATGCGGAACGCCTTCCACTGGCCGGACGTGTCGCCTTCTGCCTGAAGGTAGAGACGATGAAAGTCGCCTGTGCCCTTCGGTGTCCCCAGGAAGAGAGCATGGCCCTTCCGGTCGGCGAGCGTCGCGCGCGCGGCGTTGTTCCACCAGTCGAGGAGACCGGGCACGAAGCCAGCCTCGTCGACGATGATCTGATCGTAGAAGCGGCTGCGGCCGGCGTCCGGGTCTTCAAGGGTCCAGAAGTCGATCGACCCGCCGGTCGCGAGCTCGAGCCGCTTCTAGACCCGGTCGTGCCGGGAGATGAGCGGCGCCAGGGCGCGCTCGAAGTCGCGCACGGGGTCGGCGAGGTACTTGTACGACGGAGCGAACCAGCCGCACTTCCTTGCAAGTATGGCGGATTCGATCCCGATCTGTATGCCGAAGGTCGTCTTGCCCCAGCGTCGGCCGATCTCGAGCACGTTGAATCGCGCGAGGTTCCGGTAGACCGTCAGCTGCGACGGGTGCAGGACGGACTCGAGCGCGGGGACGCGGACCTTCACGCCGTGTCGGCGAGGCCGAGCTTCGGCGCGATGCGCTCGATTGTCACGACCTCCTCCGTGACCTTGGTGTCGTTCTTGTCGCGCTGGTCGAGGTACTGCTTGCCGAGCCAGATCAGCATGGTGACGTTGCCGTCCTTCGCCTTTTCGTACTGCCAGCGCCGAAGGCTCATTTTCATCTGCTCGCGTCCGGCCTTCATCTCCTTCGAGAATCGGTTGCGGAGCGTGCGCGCGGTGCATTTCAGGACGGCTGCGATCTCGTCCTGGGTGCATCCGATGCGCGAGAGCGCCTCGACCTGGGCGGCGTCGATGTTCGCTTTAGGATTCGGCACGGGTCGCCTTCTTCCCGGTCAGCGTCTCCCACCGCTTCACGATGACATCGCAGTACGCGGGGCTGATCTCCATCCCGTAGCACTTGCGGCCGAGCTGCTCGGCAGCGATGAGCGTGGTGCCGGATCCGAGGAATGGGTCGTAGACAGAGCCATCGTGGTTTCGCATGAGATAAGCCATGCACTCAACCGGCTTCTGCGTGGGATGATCCGTTTTCTCTTCGTCTGATCCCGACATGATGTGATTCGGGCTTTTGGCGTCGATGACGGTTGTCTGCTTGCGGTCTCCGATCCAGCCATGCGTCCGCCCCTTTCGGACCGCGTACCAACATGGCTCATGCTTGAAGTGGTAGTCGCTCCGCCCCATGACCATCACGGATTTGTTCCAGATCAACTGTTGGCAGATCTCAAACCCAACGTTTCGCAAGCTCGCCATGACCACGTCCGAGAACTTGCCAGCGTGCCAGACATAGGCCACGTCGCCCCCAAACAAGGACCACGTTTCGGTCCAGTCGGCCTTGTCGTCGTTCGCCACGACGTTTCTGTTCCCTGGCCCCATCGCCTTGTCGCCCAGTGCTTTGTCTCGCCACGACTGGTCTAGCTTCACTCCATACGGAGGATCCGTGATCATGGCGAACGGCGATTCGCCCGCCATCAGCCGCTTCACGTCCTCGGCCTTTGTGGAGTCGCCGCAGAGCAGCCGATGATCACCGAGCGTCCACAGGTCTCCCGGCTTCGTGATCGGGTCCGCCGGAGGCTCCGGAACCTCGTCCTCCTCGACTTCGGTCGGAGCCGTCAACTTCTCGATCTCGCTCAAGTCGAATCCCGTCGCCTCGGCAAGCGCGTCGTCCTCGATCTGAAGAGCCGCGAGCGTCTGCGCGAGCGCGTCGTCGTCCCATTCGGCGAGCTCCGCCGTCCGGTTGTCCGCGATGGCGTAGGCGGTCGCCTCGCTGCCCGCGAGCGTTGAGCGCACCACGGAGACCTCCTTCCATCCGAGCGCCTTCGCCGCCGCGAGCGTTCCGTTGCCGGCTCGGACGACGCCGTTCGCATCGACCACAATCGGCTTCTGCTGCCCGAATCGGTTGAGGCTCGCCTTGATCGTCGCGAGGTTCTTTTCGCCGTGCTTGCGGACGTTCGACGGGTCGAAGGTCAGCGAGTCGATGGGTACGAGTTCGGTCTTCATCGCCACACCGCCTCCGCGACCTTGACGGCGAGATCACGGTCGACGAACTCCGGATGCACCCACCAGTCCTCGTAGCTGATTCCGTTTTGTCCGTCGATCGTGCAGACATAGTCGTACCCGCGCGAAACCATCAGGTTACGCATCCGGTCTCGCCTGTACTCGCCGCCATCGCGGTACGCGTCGTGCTCGACAGACGCGACGCGGAACCGGACGCGGTCCATCGGGAGCAGGATCAGCATCGCGAGCGTCAGGTCCGGCGGCTCGAGGTCGAGCGAGAGGAAGTCGACGGCACCGTCGCGGACGAGGCCGGCCTCCTCGATTTCCTCGGCCCACGGGACGCGGAACGCGTCGCCGTAGGCGATCGACTTCCGCTGCGCCCGGTGCTCCTCGACGAAGCCCGGGTCGGCGCATATGCCGCGCCATCCGCGAACGCGCTCGAGGTAGACCGAGTTCGAGAACCGCACCGGATCGCCTGCGCCGAGGTCGACGAACGTGCCGCCGTCGATGTTGAGCAGTCGGTCGACAAACTCGTCCTGCCGGAACTGGCTCTGGTACTCCATCGCTCACTCTCCTATATGTTCATCCGCCGAGTATCTCGTCGGCCCTTGCTCTCGTCAGAAGTCCGAGCGAGACGATGTAGTCCATTCCGCCCGTCGTCGTCGCCTCGGTGTTCATGACCTCGACGGCGCACTCTAGCAGCATCAGGAAGTCGGCGAGATCGTCGTCCGTCTGCGCTGCGGTGCGGATGCTAGCACGCTCCGCAGCCGTGAATCGGTTCAGGAACTCGAAGGAGCTGTACGCGACCTCGATCATGCGAGCCTCAGGTAGATCGCCGGCATGACCGCGCCGGCCTGCCAGTTGGCGACGTTCGAGAAGTTGGACGCGGTCAGCGTCGGGAACGCTCCGGCGGTCGAGTATGTCGAGGTGATTCCGATCCCGACGTAGCTCGAAGTCGCGGCCGGGTTGAAGAAGATGGCAGGCAGACTGCCGATCG